CTGTCCAAAAGTATGAGTCCCGGAGGGCCCCCAATCTCTTCTGGCCTGAAAACACCCCAAGTCGTGATCGCCGAATAGTCAGCAGTTTCGCGTTTCGAGAACGCCGTATCATAGCTCTGGATCACATACTCCAGATTCGGGATGTTGTCCTTCTCCCACTTCTGCCACCACTGACGGGGTATGATCGCGTTCTCCTCGCCCGTCGGGTTCTGCTGATACTGCGCGTTCCACTTGCTCGGGGGTATAGATGCGCGGACCGCGGTCAGATCCTCAAGAGACCAGAACTCCGGCCAACAGGGCTCACCGTCATTAAAAATGGCTGGGAGCTCGACAACTTCCCACTGGTCAGCTAGCGGATCTTTAGCCATTGCACGGAGCAACTGCCCCGTCATGTCCTTTTCGGACCACCGGGTTTGGACCAGAACTATACTGCCACCCGGCTGGAGACGCTGTCGGGGGCCCCCGGTGTACCAATCCCACGCATCATCAAAACCGTTAGCCGACATGGCCGTCTGCTCTGAGTGCGGATCATCGATAATTACCAAGTCGCCACCACGCCCGGCAAGGTTTGATCCCACTCCCACGGCGTAGTACATCCCGCCAGAAGCAGTGTCCCAACGACCAGAAGCTTTACTATCAGAAGCGAGTTTGACATTCGGGAAGACCTCCTTGTACTCGTCACTGTCAATCAAGTTCTTCGTCTTACGTCCAAAGTTAACCGCAAGTTCCGTCGTGTGGGTAGCCTGAATGATCTTCATCTTCGGGTTCTTTCCCATCATCCACGCCGGGAACAAAAAGGATGCGAACTCAGACTTCGTGTGCCTCGGTGCCATGTTGATGATCAGGCGCTTCAGCTCGCCACGAGCCACGCGCTCTAACTTCTCAGCAATGATTTTGTGGTGCCGACCAGCGATGAACTCGGGCCACATGGATTTTACAAACGGCAAAAACTCATTCTGACAAGCTTCATTTTTCTCAAGCTGCGCGAGCCGGAGTTGGAGCTTTAACTCCTGATCAGATACATCCATCGGGGGACCCTAAAGTGCACAAACAATATGCAAGAATATGCCCTTTTATTTGACAGTGAACAAGCCTTGAGCATTTGCCTAATAATTAGGCAATGTTTCACGTGAAACAGTCATATCGTTTTTCACAGGATTATTTGTCAGAAACATGGCCCTTGCTAGCGTTTGCTAGCGGCCCGGGCCGCGCGCCGCGGCGCGCCGGTCGAGATCGACCGGCCGGGTCAGCTGACCCGATAGGCCGGGGCCCCCGGCTCTCGATCCTCGGCCCCGATCCGGCGATCCGTGCGCCGGATTTCGTTCAGCAGCGGGCGCGGATCGCGCAACCCGGTCCAAGTTTTTTTTGGCAAAACTGGCGGTTTTCCGCCAATTCGCGATTTTTTGCTGAAAATTCGCTCCAGATTTGGGGACCGGGTTCTGCGGTTTTTTGGCGATTTTTGGCAAAAACCGCAAAAAAGGGCAAAAAAAACGGCTCTCTCGTCGAGCTCGTCGGCACTGGACGGGTTCTAGGACGGCGAACGGGCCGAGGATCGGGGTGTTTGCACCCTGATTTGACAAACAAAAGGCCGTCTCTCGTCGATCTCGTGCCCGATTGCCGTGTCCTAGTGCGTCGAGCTCCGCGAGAATTGCCCGGTTTCCGGGGGTTTCGGGCCGAAATCCGAGGATCGAGGATCGAGCTGCACGGCGCTCGGTACGTTTGGCGCGGTCCTCGAGGCCCGGGGCCCGGCATGATTCACTGGGAAAAGGACAAACAAAAAACCCGCCCGGATCGCTCCGGACGGGATGGGGTTGCGTCGGCTGCTGAGCCGATTAGATGTCAATCGAGATTGACGCGCCGGAAATCACGTCCTTCACGATTTCCTCGACGGCGGCTTGCCGGTCGTCTTCACTCTCGGGGTCGCCTAGCCGCTCGCTGAGCCGGTCGTCGATCATGTCATCGATGGCGCACCGATGATCGTCGATGTCGAAATCCTGCATTGCCCGGTCGACGATATCCTCGAAATAGGATTGCGACGAATATTCGATCTTCGACTCGATCAACGCCTCGATGGGATCGCCGAGAACGATCATCAGCGCGTCGGCAAGCTTGTCCTGATTGCGCTGCATGTCGTTCAGGTTCGCGGCTGCTGACGCCCGGGCGCGGTCGTTTACGTCCCGCTGCTCGCGCAATTCTTTCGCCAGTGCCAGCAATGCGGTCGGCTCGGCCTGCGTCAGGGCCTCGTCAGAAAAGCGGTCGAGGATCAAATTTTCTGCTGTGTTTGTCATTGGTTTTCGTTCCCTATTCGCAAAGTATCATTTGATACTTTTTCACGTAATTTTTTTTATATGGGATTTTTGCCAGTATGAAAAGCAAAAAAAAGGCCCGCCGGGTGGCGGGCCAGTAGGTCGTCGGTGGGCCGGTATTTAGGCCGTTACCTTGTCGAGGATCGCGCCCGCCTTCTTCTCGAGCTCAATGCGGTCATCCTGATGCGGGATATCCCGGGCCAGTGCGGTGATGCCCTGCGCTGCGTCCCATACGCTGGCAATGGGCCTGCCTTCTTCCTTCACGTGCCGGGCGGCTGCGGCGCGGCTGCGGGCCTTGCTGAGCCCGGCCCGACGATGCAAAAATTCGAGCGCCTCGTTTTCGTCGTCGGCAATCTTTGCCGCCTGTGCGGCTTTCACGCCTTCCATGAAATTAAAAGTTGAACCATGCGCGAATGATTGCAGGGCCGGGGCAGCTTCCATGGCAAAACGATCCGGCGCAAATTTTGTATGCCGGATTTTGATTTCTTGGAAATTCTCGACGCCCCACAAATTGCGGTTCATACAAACACCGCGCAGATACATTGCCGCAACGCCTGCGGTTTTGCTGCCGGTCTCGCTATTCCATGCGTAAAAGCCGCGAAACACAAGGTCAGGGTCGCCGTTCTCAAGCTTGCCAATCTCAATTGGCCGGGTGTCGTCTACCAAGAAAACAAACATGTCCCGGTCACTGGCGAAAAGGGTGGTCGTTTCTTTTGTCACTGGCACAAACGGGTCATAGATCGCCCGGCCATTTTCTGCGCCGGTCATCATGCCGGGATTCTTAAAGCCCTGATCGACGGCCACCCGGCGGATAGTTTTCGCCATTTCATAGTCGAAAATACGGCCATAATCCGGGCCGGTGGTGGCCCTGAGCTCGCCGCCCTCGATGCCGTGCCCGTATGCTTTCACAAGGTCGCGGCTGCGGTTATAGCGCAGGCCCCATTGCATAGCGTCGGCGGCGATGGGTGCCGGAAGGTCTCGCAGGTATCCGGCAGGCGCTCCCGCCAGATTGGCAAGTTGATTAAAGGACCAGTTTGTCGGTTTGTTTAGATGCTCGCGCCCGTCCTCGTCGGTGTATTCAATCAGGATATCGCCCCGGGTGGGGTTCGCCTCATCGAGCTCGCCAATAATTTGCATTTTGTGGGTATTGACAATTTTGCTGTTCATCTGGCGGGCGTCGGCCTCTTTGAAGTCGATTAGATCGTCGAGGCTTAAAAACCGCTCATCCGCCGGACGGTTCCACCAATTGGACGAAACAGTGCTGTTTCCGATCCCGTGCCGCAGGGCGTCGGTTTGATAAGCTTCGGTCACCGGGTCGCTATGCTTATGGCGGCTTATGTCGGTGACCGTCCCGTTTTTACAGGTCAGGCGGTCGAGAATGGGGTGGTTCTGTTGATCGTTTTGCATTGTTTATGCTCCCGTTAAATGCGGCCCGGCTTGGGCCGTCTGGGTGTTGTCTCACATTATCCCAAAATACACAAGTAATTTTCCAAAAAATAAGCCCGCCGGATGGCGGGCCTATAAAGGGGGATCGGCTGCGGTTTCAAAACTCCCGCAATATGGGGTCGGTTCTGGCGTATCGATTCAACGCCTCGATCAATCCGGGCTCTAGCTCTCGCAAAAGAGCTAGATTGTTTTCGTCCATTCTCGAAACCGAATCATGCAAGCCGTCTATCGCCCGGGCCAGTGACTCGGCCCGGGTGTCGGCCATGCCGTGCTCGATTAGTTTTTCAGAATATTTAAACATGGTTTTTTGCTCCCTTATCAAGGCCGATATCACCGGCCACATGGTGACGAATAACCGAGCCCGGCGGCAGGGTTTTAACAAATGCCCGCAGGCGGTCGCCGTCGGTCTCTGGCTGCTGCTGGTTCGCGGTGGCGGTCCAATGCAAGGCGACATTGCCGCCCGCCGCATAACACCCGCCCGGATCATCGGAAGCTGCTTTTTTCTTGCTCGCCCCGTGCGCTGTAAAACCGATTATAAAATCACGGTTCAAGCGAGCACAAAGGGGGCCGTCCTTCCCGCCGCAGTTCCGGCATGTCACGTCGTCGTTATATTCTGCCGGGCAGCGTACAATCCGGACCGGCGGCGTCGGCATATCGTCCCGTTCAATCGAGGCATGTTTCCCGTTCTTCCAAAAACTGTCCTTAACAACGGTGACAACAGGCGCAACATTGTTTGAGGCGACAACATATGCCGAGCCCAAACTATCGGCGCTGTAATTAATCACGGTTTTTTCCGAGCTCAATTTATGAGACCAGAAAACAGGATGAAAGTGCGAATAGGTAAACGAAAAGCCGCGCCGGGGTTTTGCGTCCAATACGGCGTCGAGGTAGTCGAAATCAATCTGTCCCTCGCCGCAGCCGCGCCCGCTCGGGTTCAGTTCACAAGATGCCGGGCATGTTCCAAACTTTTCCGAGCTCCCGGCCCGGTATGTAACGGCGCACCCGGCGGTCTTTTTCGCGGTGCTCATGGCGGTAGTTTTCAGCATCGTTGTTGCTCCCGTAATAGATGCGATTTCGCCCATATATAAACAAAAGAAAAAGGCCCGTCAATATGGCGGGCCTTAAAAACTATTTTCGACGGATTTTCTTTCGAGCCTTTTCCTGCGAAGCCTGCTCAATCAACTCATAATCCTTACCGTAAAGCAGGATTCCTAACAGTTTAAGAAGGAACATCAAGCGGCATCCTCATGTTGTTGTTCTTCCCAAGTCGCAAACTGGCGGATGATTTTGTCGCCGCCTATCGGCCCGTCGGTTATCTCAAGTCGGAGCCATTGCGAAAAGCACTGCGCGTCTTGTAAGACCTCCGCAATCAAAGAGACATATTCCGGGTCGGTGGTATCGCCACTGTTCCACCTAATTTCCGGCTTGGTGACTTCACAATTGTGAAGAATAACATTCCGCCAATACACCCAAATGGGCAACGTCTCATCGGTGGCAGACAAGCGATACTCCCAAAAAAGACTTTGGATGTGTTCGAGCTTCATCGAGGATATTTCCGGTATTCTATGACCCGCATCATTACGAACCAGATTACGGGTGTTATATCTAAGCCCGTACTTACGATAGAAGGATTTATTTCTAGGCTGCATCGTTATCTCCCGTTGTTAGCGGTAAGCAGCAACGCGAAGGTAGCGTCACTAATGAAAGAACAGCGTCTAACAACAGTCCTGAACGAGCCGTTACTGCTTACCTTAGTCACATATATGCGAATCTTTGAGACAAATCAAGTCAAATATTGTGTCCCAGTGAAAAGGCTGTTGACAACGGAACAGGGGCTCAACCGTCTCGATGCCGTCCATCTTCAGATCGACCGCTGCCGCTGCTGGGTACAAAAGACACTCGGACGGCTCGGTGGCCTTGGTCTGTCGCTTGATCAAAATCCAGCAACTAGAGTGCTGGTGCCGAGATAGCCACGCCACTTGTGACGGACGAAGAGTCACCGCGTTGCCGGTAATGTATTTGAGCTCGACCAGATGAAAGTCCCCGGCCTCGTCACATATCATCAGGTCAGGAATCCCTGCCCCGATGTAGTTCTCAATCCTCGTCAAAAGCAGCTTCCGTTTCGACCGCTGCGCTGCTTCCTTCACCTGCTTGTAAAAGCCTGCCTCTCGCTTTGTCGCGATTGGAGGTATTTTCATCTTCGGGGGTGATATCGATTGTGACCGGGGCATAGCTGTTTTTAATCTCCTCAAGGGCTTTCAAAACCTCGTCCTTGCTCATGCTGTCTATCGAGCCATGACGGATTTCGGATTTGCTTACGTAAATGTCCCCTTGTGCCTGACCTCGCCGATACTCCGCTTGAACCGCAGCAGAATAAGCGCCGTTCTGCAAAGCCGTGTCCCGGATAAGTTGAAGGTCCCGCAGATGCCGTTGGTAAGTCACGCCGTATTTCTCATCGAGCTCGCGGCGGTACGCTTGGATCGCGGCCACCACATGCGGAGAGATGTGCGGGTTGGTCAGCTCATACGCCCGGGTGTGAGCAGAGCCAACAGAGTAGCCCGCGTTGATCGCCGCCTCTCTCAAAGTTATTTGACCGTCCTTGCTGACCAGCTCTTTGACGAAGAGCTCCTGCTTTCGGGTCAGAGCGGATTGTGCTGTTACCGGGGGACGGCCCCGGGTCTCCATGGGTTTGCCGGTGAGCTTCGACGCTCTCTTTCTTGCCGCCATCGTTTCCTCAGTTAAAACGGTCAACTCCCATCCTTTTTACAGCGGTTACTTATATAGAGCAAAAAATATTTTTTTTTGAAAAACCCGCGAACCCCCCATTAAGGTCATTTCCTTGGTTACACCTCTAGAATAATGGTGTAACCAGAAGTGTAACCTCTCTTTTTGTTGTCCAGTAAGGGTTACAGAGTACGGTTACACTGGTTACACTGGTTACACCATATTTTTTGTGTTTTTTATTTTTTCTAATTTTCTCCCTATATATGTAACTGTAACGAAAAAGGGCCCCGCCGAAGCGGAGCCCTGTTTTTCATTTGTCAAAGGGAGTGAACTGTTTTCGCAGATAGGTTAAACAATCCGCGAACAGCTTTGTGCTTTTGGTTCGATGCGTTGTGTGAAACTCTAGCAACGCATGGTCCCACGGGTCCTTTCCATCGGGATGCAGACAATACGTTAGGTAGCCCTCGGAGCGGCAAGTTATATGAAAAACGAGCTTCACTCTTGATTTTGGTTCCCACTCATGGAACCGGACTATAAACGTAGCCTCATGCGAGAGACCGTCCCAGTGTAGGACGATCTCTTTTGCATAGCCGAGGTTTTCTTGCCGGACTAGTTCTTCATACTCCAGCATTCCAATCTGCCGCTCTTCACGCATCTTGCAGCTCCTCCATGTGAGCTTCGTGTGATATCCGAAGCTGGTTACACCAATCCTTCTGGAACGATTCATGCGTGAGCCGTTCATCGTTGGACGGGGTGATTGAGCTGCGAGTGAGCTTGAAGAAGCCGATGGGTATGACCCGGTCAGCGTCTTCCGAGTGCCACGACAGGCATCCCATGCCCGTGATGCTGGTTCGATCAGTCGGGCAGTACCAGACTTGAACGAACTGCGGGTACGACGAGCTGCAAGCTTTAGCAGCATTCCGGGCCGCGGTCACCGGATCGGTGGCTTTGGCCCAAGTGCCGTGGATACCGGCTGTTGAGGCGAGGAAAGTGCCGCCGTTAGGCAGCACCCAATCTTTAGTGTCAGACATAACTCTGACCTCCCATAGTTGTTGACGTTGTCAAATAGCGTTGGCGCTTTTCGCGCTCTTTTTATCAATACCTAATAATAACATATACTTAGAATAATATTATCCTATATGCGACTTATCCTATACCGTATGCGACAAAATAAGGGGTGCGACACTATGTCACACCCCTCAATATTGTTCGATCTCCTTTTTTCGGATCCCGGGTGCGGAGATCATCGGAGTTCCCCGGTTCACGAAACGCGGCATTCATATCCGCGAATTAGTTATCTTCTTCTCGCAGCCGCGCCTTCAACATCAGGGACTGCGCTTCGTGCAGCTTGCTGATCGCTTGATCGAGGAAGGGCTTGCCTTCGCCTTCAACCTCCAGCCACAGGTCATTGACGGCGTGGATGGCTTGGTTCAGCAGCGCGGCGGCTGCTTGGTGGTCACTGGGCGTCGTCAATGCTTGGTCTCCTCTTCCTCATCATATGCACGGGCAATGGTTGCCGCTTGGTGCATAGCTGAAGACAGCATACCGATGGCGGTGCTGCCGTTAGGGCTCTGGACCACTAGCCGGAACAGGAGAGCTGTGAGAGCTCCGCCCAGCACCGCGCCGGTGTTGAACCCTTCGGTTTCCAGTTGATCGAGCAGGGCGTTCATTTCGTTGCCCGCGTAGTCGAACTGCTTTTCGAGATCGTCGCTCATCCGCGTTGTATCCTTATCCACGCCGCAAGCAGCTTCTCCGCTGCTTCGACGGCCTCACGGCTATAATCGCCCCTAGATGCAATGTTCGTCACTTGAGCCGACACTGCGGTGTTAACTTTAGACACAGCTTCATGGTAGTCCATATTCTTGGCGATATCGAACAGCTCTTCTTTCCTACGCATCGTGACCCATCCTATCTAGCGCCAGAAAACCCGCCATCTGGTGTTTATCGGTATCAAACACAAACTCATGCTTGATGTCGTGATACACGCAGTATCCAACAGCATTATAGATCAAACCCTCCGGCGCTTGCGACTCGTCGATCAAAACGCGGAAATAGTTTCCACCGTCGCAAAAAGCCGGTTCGACGACGAGCCAGAACCAGTAATCGTCCTTACCGGCCCACGCCATCATGCGGCCATCGCCGCGGATCGAGGTGACATCACCGATCACCGTGGACAGACCACTGACCTTGGCAATGATGTCGGCAACGACAGGCGGCAGTGCTTGTTGATCTTCCATTTCGTTCTCCCTAGTTGGTGTAACTTGTATATAGGACTTGTCGCATACATAGTCAACACAAAAAAGAAAAGCCCCGGAGATTTCTCTCCGGGGCCCAACTACGGGAACGATCCCAACATACGCGATCCTATGGGAAAGACAAGGACTTTTTAGGAGCTAACTGTTCAGGAAGTTGCAGGTTGCAAGAAACGCAGCGCGTGGGCTCTTTGAGCTGGGTGTCGCACTTTGGGCAGCGGCCCGCGTCCAGCCGTTTCTGGATGATATCCACCTCTTCTATTGGTGGATATTGGAGAGCTCTATTCCTTGTCCTCACAATCATCTACTTCTCCTGTTCCTTGACATAGTTGACATTCCATCATGCGTTCTTCGAGCCAGCCGCCTCTCCACGCCATAGGCGCGGGGACCTCTATCTCATACACGCACTCGCCTTCACCGCCGCATTCGGGGCATCTCATCGGTTGCCCTCCCATTTGTAAAAGATGTGGTCGTTGATGCGGACGGTTCTATATTTAACCTCGGCCCATTCTGGCTGAACATAGTCGGCATGGTAGTGAGTTGCGCCGTCGGTAGGATCATAGGTGCGTTCTGTCATCGCGCCAAAAGCTACGAGGACCGCGGTCTGCCATGCGTCTTCTTCGGTTGGCATGTCGGATTTGCCGTCGCAGTAGTAGCTGAACTGGCACATGTTTCGGATGGGAAACTCAGGTTTCCAAGAATAGGTGGGGCCCTGTTTAACGACAGAGCAGATGTCGTTGGGGAACCGGGTGTCTTCCACCCGGTTCAACACAACGTGGGCTACGGCGGATTGTCCGACGAAAGGTTCGCCTCTAGACTCAAAGTAGACCGCCGTAGCGAGACAGATTAAAGCTGCGTCAAGCATCTGTCGGTTACTCAACCCTCCAAAGTCGATAAAAGGTTTGACCGTTTTCTTCAACCTTACGACGAACCAGCTTAGCAGGTTTATCGTTGATACCATACTTACGAACAGCGGCATCGACTCTAAACATTTCTCTCTCAGTGGAGAGTTCGATCATGTCACCGATTTTCCAATCGTTGATCCAAGCATACTTGCGGGTGCCCCGACGCTTGGTGATCGGGTTATTGATTGGGGGGATTTCTACCCCGGTCTTGAAAATAGGCATTTCATGTTCCTCATATAAGAGTTGCTAGAAGTTATCCCATACTACAGCTAAAAAAAGATGTCAACTGAATTGACACTCGTTATTCAGCCGTCAGGATGTGTGTTTTTTATAGATATCCCACATGATCCGGAGCTGACCACTGATGGTCCGTCCTTCTAGGCGAGCTATCTTACGAATCTGTTCGTACACTTCG